TGTCGGCAGAACGCAACCCGACAGACGTATCGGAATACGCGCCCCAAGTACAGATACTCACCTCGAACAAGTTCAGTTCACGCAATTCACGCAAACCATCCTTCGTACGGGTCTGACCCTCAGGAGCAACAGTGAACGCGAAAGACATCTCCGAAGCATCACCACGAGTCAGGACACTGATCACCTCAGCAGCACGAGGATTCGTAGGATCAAGAACAGCCTCCATAAGCAGACCAGTCTCATCCTCAGACAACGTGAGCGTCCCCGAATTACGTCGAGCAAGAGGAAGTTCATCCGTGTTGTGATTCACCAACAAGTAACACTCATCACCGTTATCGAGCGAACGAGCGAACGCGCCAGGCTTAATCATTTCCCGAAACGGCAAACCATCAGCCTCACGGTTAAACACCGCCGCATAACCACGGATAGCGACCGAACCGTCAGCGCGGATTTCAGTGCGCAACTCCGCAGTGATATTGCGCTTCTCAGCTGTAGCAATCGCAGACCGGCGAACCTCAGCCACAGCGTCAACACTGATCGGCTCAAGTGGCTCTGTAACGTCCTCTAACGGGTCTTCAACCTCAGACGGCGTGACAGCCTCAATGAGTTCAGCAAGAGCCGCATACACGCAAGCAATCAACTCAGGGACACAATCAACGTCATCACTGACAGCCGCCATATCGTCACGGACATCCATACTTTTCTCCTCGGAAAATGAGGCACGCGACTCAAGACCAGCGACAACACGCCGCGCCCACGCACCAGTAGCACCACCACGATTACGCAATTCCGCAACCTGAACAGCAGTCAACGAAGCAGGGAGATCAAACTCAGAATGAACAGCCTTAGGAGGCCGAAAAGTTTCAGCCATTCGACACCACCACAGGATCCGTCAACGGTGCAGGATCAACCGACGCACCCTGAAACACTTGAATAAACTCATCGCCACCGACATACGGATTCTCACCACGAGCAACACGAGCCTCATTCGCTGTACGAGTACCAGTCGAAATACGGATACGGTCCACATTCGCCGCAGTCAAAGCATCAAGACGCAGCAACGAAGAAGAATCGAAATGCACATCCACACCATCAGGCAACAAAGTAGAGAACGCGATCTCAAGACGCACAAGCCACGGCTGAATCGTGTGAATCAAGAAATTCAACGAAGCAGCTTCATTATTGCTATACGTCTGGCCGTCGCCCTTCAACCCAAGAAGGTAAGGAGGAATACGGAAAATGCGTGCGCACTCAGCCTGAATTTCCTGACGAACAGCAACGAAATCCATATCCACTGCCGAAGCCGTAATCGGATTCCACTTCAAACCATCCGTAAGAACCGCAGGCCGACGATGCTTACGCTGCGACGCTTCCCAAGACTCACGAAGATTACGCATCGCCTCAGTCGTAAGAGGCTTATCCGTAGACAACACACCACTAGGAGTAGCACCCTCGCCATACCACTGGCTCACATACTTATCCACCGCAAGAGCAAGACCAAGCATCGTCCGCTGCTGCAACAAAGGCGAGATACCAACAAGCGACTGAGGAGGAGTAAACGCACGAATATGCAACATGCTCTCAGCGGGCAACGGATTACCAAGATGCAAATACGCCCGAGAGTTATAGTCCGAACCCGGCATCACATTCATCTGATACGGATGCAAAGGCAACGCGCCAACCGCCACACCTCCACGATCACGCACAACATGAAGATACGAATTACCATGCAACGCCAACGAAGACATGATCGTATGCACAAACTCGAAACGATTCGTCTCACCAGGAGAAGGATCAGCCAACACAACAGGAAGCTCAACACGCTCACGGCTACCATCCGCACGAAGCGAAGTAGCAACAAGCGGCATCGAAGCAACCGTGTCAGCAAGCAAAGAAACACTCGACAACACCGTTGCGATACCAAGAGCAGTCACTTCATCGACACGCTCACCAGCAGTCGAAAAAAGTGAAGTCTGCCCATACAAAGTATTCAACGGGTTGTAAGTGTTAGCAAAATAGTTCACACCAGCACGAGCCTCAATACCGCGACGAATGAAACTCATTCACCACCACCAGACGCGAGAAAACCCGCAGCAACCGCGCACACGCCCACAACAAGCAACGCGACACCAACACCGAAAAGAATGAAAGAACCCGCAGCAAACGCACAAACACCAACACACTCAAGACCCGAAGTAACAAGATCACGCGAAAAGAACCGCATCACTCATCCTCCAAATCCCAAATATCGACAACCTGCGGTGAACGGCCAGCATTTTGGGCATAACCCCAAGCAGCAAGAGCACAAGAAACAAGAGGAGAAATATCAACAAAAGAACCACGGCGACCAAACGCCCACAAATCACCAAGATTCCTACGCTTCGCAGCAGCAACCGCAGCATTTAAATGCGCCTGATCAAGATGCCGAACCTGCTCGTTATTTATCAACGAAGCAAACGCAACCGACGACTGAGCCATTTCACGGCCACTAATCTTCGTCAACGCAAGACCAGCACGCTCAAGATCAGGCAACAACGCACCAGCCGACGAACCCACATCCAACACAATCGTCGAAGGCGACCAACGCCTCGACAACTCAGACAACCGATCAACCACCCACGAAGTACCAGGACGATTATCGACAACCTCAACATGCAACAAACCATCAGCACGAACACCACACGACGACACTGACGCGACACCATCAGGCGACACATCAAGACCAAACGACACCGGATCAATAGGACGCGACGACGCATCGAACAAACGCGCCCACGACTCAAGGTTCAACGCAGAATCTTCGCCTGCGCCCTCATCCCAAATACCAAGACGCTCACGCACAAACTCAGGCCCACCACGACCCATCGCATTAAACTCACGCTCAACATGCTCCTCAGAGATGCGAAGACCAAGAGCGGGATTAGCTTGCGCCCAACCACCACGATCATCCGAAGACAACCGAGGATCAGCAGACCACTCCAAATAACACAACGAAGGATCCTCACCCTTCACACCACGATCACGAACAGCCCGCAACACTTCACTATTCGAATGCCCCGCGCTGCTCGTATACCAAAGTTGAGGATTAGGCCGCGACGAAAGGACAGGCAACAACGCACCAACCGCAGCCTGCGGCAACGCATAAGCCTCATCCAAGATGATGCAATCACCCGTAAAACCACGACCAGAACCAGTCGACCTAGCAACAAAACGCAACCGCTGACCATTGATCAACTCAATACCCTCGTCGCCATGCGACGTACGGATCTTAGACACACGCTTACGAAGATCATCAGTGTTATCAATCAACAACTTGATACGAAGAAACGCCTCACTAGCCGTCTTAAACTCATGAGCAGAATGAAGAATCAGCTGCTCACCAAACAGAAACAAGCCCGCAAGTTCACGAGCCTCAAGAATAGAACCCTTACCATTCTGACGCGCCACAACCGCAGCAACCTCAAACGACGACCAGCGACCATCAACGCGCTCACCAAGCGCACACTGCAACGCATACTGCTGCCAGTCATCAAGAAACAAACCAGCAGACGCAGCCAACTCGACAGCCTCAACACCAGCCGACGAAACAAACGACGGCACATGACTAACCCGAGGCCGCTGCTCGCCTCTTAGCACGCTTCGATTCAAGGTCATCAAGTTTCGATTCCACATCAGGGGCAGGGACAGCATTAATCTCGTTCAACACATTCGTGAGCTGACGAGCCAACGCAGGAACATCGCGATCAGCAACCATCAACTGAGCCGCAAGAAAATCACGCAACGCCACCAACGAACCACGATGATCACCAGCAGCGACAACACCAGCCAAAGAATCTTCGGACACGGCCACCCCCAACGATTCACGCTCAAAACATTCAAGAAACCCACTCTGAAAACCAGTGGGGAGAGAAAAACGATGCAGAGACGGGTAATAGACAATCTCCACTGAAAAAAATGAAAATAGTTACGAAATATTTTCGCTTGTCAAGTTTTTGATTCACCAATCGCGTGAAGTTGGAGGCACGATCACCTTCGTTGAACCTCGCCCGTAGTTACCAGGACAACCCCACGACTGCCGCTTACCGTGAGCCGGTCGCAAGTTGCGTAAGTCTTGTGGATCACCGCCATCGGCTAACCGAATGATGTGATCGACAGTATCTGCGCCTGGTCTTCCACACATCCAACACACATCTGATGCCTGGAGGATCGCTAGCCGTAGCTTCTTCCAACTGCTTGAGTTACGTCCGTCTCGTTCACGTTGCGACATTTGCGCGTATGGCTTGGCCATCGCTTAGGTCAGCTGGAGCGTGATGGGATTGTGGGACTGAGCGCGATGCGTTGGCATTCGAGCCGGTCAACGAACGCTTGCCATGTCGCGCCACGGTCGTCGGAGTGGACGGTGTACGCGTTAGCGATCGCCTCGTCTACTTCTTCGATGGTGAGTTTCATGACGCTCCGTAAACGCAAGAAGCCCCGACCTGTTGAAAGGTTGGGGCTTAATGGATGAATTTCCACTATGACATACGTTACCGGAAAGAGTGGTTATCACCTAGGAGTTCGCGTAACTATTTTCAACCAGTTTTATGCTTGGTACTGATCGCGTCACGGACCGCGCTCTTGTCGATGAGTGTCATGTTCATGTCTTCGCATTGCATGTCAGCAACGAGAGCATCGAGTTCTCTCATCGCGTCGTTCAAGCCGCGACCATAACTGTCCGAGCACACAAGACCTGAATGACGGTCGTGACGGTCCCTGATCTGATTCGTCTCATCCGCTCGCACCTTTGCGATCAGGTCGCACTGACATACTTTCAGGAACTCACCAACACCTATTTTTAATAGTTCTTCTTTGCTACACATCGGGTCGTGGTTCATTGTGTTCCTTCGATCCTGTTGTCGAAGCAGTGTGTGCAAAGGTTGTGGTCTCCGAACCATTGGGTTGCCTTGGATTCTTCGCAGTTGTCGCACATTAGTTCGCTCCTTGTCGGTGTGTTCGTTGCGTGGTGTGTTGAATCGTGATCGTGCAAACAAAACCGCCAGTGCTGTCGTTGGGCCATTGCGCCCACGATGGGGACCAAGATGCGCGGCAGACCGCTGACTGTTCACGCGCATACTCCAGCTGCTGTACAGGCTGCACAGCAGCGGGCAGGCTCAACATGCGGGGACCAGCTGCTGCATTAACCAGATGGAATGCAGCTCGTACAAGCCGTGATCACGCCGGATCTTCCCGGATGCTGCCCAATTCCTTAGCGTCCGGTCGGTAACACGGAAGTAGGCGGCGGCTGCTTCACCATCAGTCCACACTTCGGAGCGGGCTACGGCGAGGGCGACAAGGTGGTTTAAGTCCCAAATGTTGCCGCACGACCTGCAATGCGCCGTCGGCCCCGCCTCATCCTCCACGACCTGTATCCGGCAGCCACACTGTTCACCCGTCTCATCGTCCCGGTTGGGGCAAGTGATCGTCATGGTCTTTGGTGGTTCCATGCGGGCGGCTGCGCGGGCTTGCTTGTGGCATTGACGGAGTTCGATAGCGAAGTCCGCTATTGCAGGGTGCTGTTCGCACGCGGCAGGTAGCCACGCTTGCAGGAACGCAATCACCCCAACCAGAGTCTGTTCCTTGGGCTTGCCTGCATTACGGGCATGGGATGCGGGACCGTACGGGGTCAAGTGGAATGTTTCACGCCAGTCTTTCTCCCAAGACTCGAGGACGGGCAGGACATCGTTACCGGCAAGGAAGTCCAGGGCGTTGACGCGGACTCCGATACTGATTTCTGATCCGCGCCCGTCGCCGCCGGTTTGTCCAGGCCGTAGTTCTCCGGCAGTTATGGCGACGTAGTCAACGATGTCGTGGAGTTGGCGTGCGAGTTTTAGTTGGCAGTGTTCGCACGTTTGGCGGTTGTCGAGCCTGTTACAGATTTGGCAGTTACTCAAGGGGTCTCTTTTCTGGTGGTCGCAGGGTTCGGGCATTGGTGGGCTTGTAGGACGGTGGCGGTGTTTGCTGGTGTTGCGGCGATCTCTAGCTGGTAGCGGCGGTTGAGGTGTTCGTATTGGAGGCGGTAGGTCCAGCGGCCTTGCACCAGTGCGGTGATTTCACCTTGCAGGGTGAGCGGTTGCGGGTCGCATTCGGCGAGTAGCGCGATCATGTCTGCGTCCAACGCGGTGATGATGTGTGCTCTACATTTCTTGCATCTCCTGTTCTGTATTTTGCGACCTATCCGGCCTTCGGTGATGAAGCCTTGGGTTATTAAATGATTGGTCAGCCACTGGTTGTTATCAGTCATGTTGTGTATGCCCTTTTAGTGTCGATGCCCCATGCCCCTCTTTAGAGAGGGGGCAGGGGCATCTCGTAGACCGTTGGGGGGTTTTCGCGGGGCATATCGGGGCATCGTGAGGGCATATGAAAGGGCATCGTGGGCATCGGGGCATATGCCCCGGGGCATATCACTGTTTTTGGGGGGCATATGCCCCGCTGTTTTCATGCTGTTTCCTGACTGATTTGTAGGGGTTCCCATGCGCCGATTTGTGCCCGGTAGCGGTCCCATAGGTCTTCGTTGAATGTTGGGTTTCTGAATTTGATGCCTGCTGCTCGCGCTATTTTGCGGGCTTCGACTAGCCCTGTTTCGGGGCTTTTTGTGATGTTGTGGAGGGTGAGCTGTTGGAGTAGTTCGTCGCGTTTGTCGCGTGCCCCGTTGCCGCTGATGGTGTGTCGGAGTGGTGATTCTTCGCGGCGTAGGGTGAGGAATGTTTCGTTGATGGGGAAGCGTTGTGCTTCGCATTCGAGTTCGTAGATGTCTTCTCCGGCGCGTTTGAGTCGCCATACTGCGTCTACGTCGCCTGATTTTGCGGATCCTCCTCGTTGTCCTTTTGTTTCGTCTTTGCCGGAGTGGTCGAGTCTGATTAGTGCTATTCCTTGTTGTTTGAGTTTTAGTCCGGTGTGTCGGTAGAAGTTGAGCCATGTGTCGTTTTCGTTTTCTTCGCCTTCTATGGCGCGGGATACGGTGTCGATGACGACTATTTGGCAGTCGTAGGCGTTGACGGCTTGTAGGAGTTCTGCGCTTCCTCGTTCGGTGTCGAGTGCTGCCATTGTGGGGAAGCTGAGCATGATGAGGTTTTCGAGTTGGTGGGGTTGGTAGCCCATGTCTTTGAGGCGTTCGCGGGTGTCTCCTCGGGGGTCGTTTTCGAAGTCGACGTAGAGGGTGCGTTTTGGTTGTGGTGTTTGTCCGAGGACTTTGCTTCCTGTTGCGATTGCGGCTGCGAGTTCGAGCATGAGGAGGCTTTTGCCTACTTTGGGTGCTGAGTAGAGGGCTATGAGTCTGCGGGCTGCGAGGAGTGGTTCGACGATCCATTCTTCTTCTTGTTGGTCTTCCCATAGTTCGGTCCAGTTGAGGCGGGGGAATTTTTCGCGGACGTGTTGGTTGCGGGCTTCGTCGAGTTGTTGGGGGGTGTATTCGTGGGCGTTTTCTGGTGGGGTCCAGTCCCATGCGGCGAGTTCGTTGCTGTCGGTTTGTGGTGCGTAGCCTTGGTCGCGTAGTTGGCGTGATGCTGCGGTGAGGTCGCCGCCGTGGTTGAGGATTGTGTAGGCGTATTCCTTGCTGATGCCTGTTTCTTGCGGGAATCCGGTGCTTGAGCTGAAGACGTACATTGGTCCGTCTTCGAGTGTGGTTGCGGAGGTTCCTTCGTGAACGTTTTTGCCGGGGCGGGTCCAGTGGTCGCGTCCGTCGATGGAGTGGTGGCTAAAGGTCCAGCCTGCGGGTGTGAGGATGTCGGACCATGTTGTTTGTGCCCGGTAGTTGCCGAAGGTTGTGTCGGTCGCGGTGTGTGTTGTTTGCGGGTGTTGTGGGGTGTGTGTTGCGGCTTGTCGTTGGAGTGCTTCGCGTTCGTTGTTGTCGTCTTCGTTTAGGGCGAGGGTGATGAGGAGGTGGAGTTCGTCGCGTTGTTCAACGGTGATGGTGGGGGTTCCTGCGGGCGTGGATCCTTGTAGGAACAAATATGCGGCATCTGGTTGGTGTCCGTTGCGTGCGGGTGTTGGTGCGACGATGACGAAGCCACCTTCGCCACGGGTTTCACTGACGACGTGGCGTTTCGCGCCTTGGCCTTGCATGGCGAGTTTCGTGTTGCCGAGGGTCGCGCCGGGGG